ACATCGATGATGGGCAGGAGGGCCAGATCGTTGTCATGCCGGAAGGCCAGAATAGCAGCACGGGTGCGCGGCCCGATCTTTCCATCGATCTGACCCACCTCGTGATAGCCGAGTTCCTTCAGACGTCCTTGCACCTCCTTGACGGACATCGTCACGCTTGGTGCGACATTGCCTGCGCGCCGCACCCCGAGGAGCTTTGAGACCGGATAGCGCTTCACATTGACGGCGTCGTTCTGATTGCCGCCGAGGCCCCAGACCCATTGTCCCTCGATCCGGTCGATGAAGAACACATGGCCCTGCCAGCTGGACGAGCCTCGGGGGATCACGCCGATATCACCCGGCTCGGCGTCCGCCACCTCCACTGGCACACCCCAGTCGAGATAGGAGCGCGCCGTCAGCTTTCGGGTCGAGCGGATCCCGGCCCGCTCGAGGCAGTGTCCGACGAAGGCTGCACACCAGGCCACAGAGTCATGTTCCACCCAATCGTGGCCGACCGATGCATACATCTCCATGATGACGGGGTTGTCGGCGGGGCCCGGGCCTTCGGTCGTGCCGATGTAGCTTCGGGCGATATCGAATGGTGTCATGGTTCTCTCCCATGCAATGCAAAACGCCGCCCCGGAGACGGGACGGCGCGCAGGATTTCTGTGAGTGGTGGGCGGGTTATTTCTTGCGGCAGAGCCAGGCGGCCAGCAGTGCTTCCGCCCCACGTGGGCCAAGATAAGCGAGGGTTGCGACGAACCCTGTCGAGACGGGCTGCGACAGGCCGATGTAACGCGCCGCCGCCTCTCCGATCAGCGCCATGCCGACGGCTACGGGGATTTCCCAGAGAAGCTCCTTGCCGAAGAAGCGGCGGTTGCCGAGCTTCACCTCGCCCGAATGCCACATGAGCCGCCCGGTGAAGGCACCTATCAGTGTGGTTACCGCTCCACCGAAGAAGGAGTTGATCATGTCGATGAACCCACCATCATTCATGGGCGTCCCTCCTCAAGCGCCGCCACCCGGGCGGCCAGTTCCTTGACGGCCTCGATCAGAAGGCCGGTGATATTGCCGTAAGCGACGGAGAGTTGACCGGCCTCGTTGTCCCGCACCACCTCGGGCAACACAGCCTCGACCTCCTGGGCGATGACGCCGATCTGACGGTTGCCATGCATGGTGAAGCGCACCCCTCGCAGGGCACAGACCAAGGCTAGCGCGTTGGCGATGGTCTCCACATCAGATTTCAGACGGGCATCGGAGGAGGAGACGAAGTTCGGGGCGGTCACGACGCCGGTGAAGGTTGCTCCGGACAGTGCTGCTTTTCCCGCAATCGCCGCGTCGTAATCCGCCGCCGACTTGGTCGCCATGGTCCCGAGCCCGAGGTTCGTGCGCGCCACGGCCGTGTTGGCCAGACCCGCCAGATTGCCCGCGGCATCTAGCAGCGCGTCCCAGCCCGTGTTGGTAGCGTTCCTGCGCCTGAGTACTGGCGGCGAGACCGAGGTGTCGACCCATAGCATACCCGCCGTCGTCGTTGTTGGCGCCGATGCTCCGGCACTCGTCGACTGTAGCGCCGCGATGACCTCATTGATGCGCGCTCGAACGGCGGCACCCGCGTCGTTCGCGATCACGAAGCTGGATGTCTGGGGCATTTCAGCGTTTTCCGTTCTCAATAAAAATGACGTGCAGGCGTTCGCGTTCGAAGCGCAGCCGAGCGGCAGCGAAGGCGTGTGCCTTTGGAACGGAAAGCGAGTTCACGCGACCTCATCGGCATAGAGCCGCAATTGGCTGACGATGGGCGTGTAGGACGCGTCCTTCGTCGTGAGATGCGCCCGCGCCTCCACCGCGCGGGCCTCGATTTCATGGTTGTCGAGCCGACCCCAAGGGCCCCAGTTCGGCGAAGCGGCCGGATCATCATCGGTCTCGCGGATCTCGAAGAGCACATCGATTTCGGCACCGGCCGAGCCGTCGAAGTCGGCCCACGTGTCCATGAGTGCCGTTCGCGCATCGATCCGGTCATTAAGCGCCAGGGCGGCAACGCCGATTTCTGAACGCAGGCGAACACGCGTCACTGCGCCAAGGTCGAGCCCGGCGGCAAAGGCGTACTGCCCCTCCATCGTGCTGACCTGCGTCACGCCATTCGCGGTCGCCGTGGCAAGCGTCAGGGTCGAACCGGTGACTTGCAGCCCTGATTTCGGACCGAAGAAGCCGGGATCGGCCTGCAGGAAGTCCAAGGTCGAGAAGGCCAGCACCTGCGCGCCCTTGGTCGAGACGCGTGTTTCGGGGCCAGCGCGCCCGCCGCTGTCTTCAGCCCGCACCAGATACGTGCCGGGTTTCAGCGGTACGACGGCGATGGCCTCGCCGCCCGAGACCCGGTCCATCGAATAGCTGTCGGCCCAGGTTGCCGTCGCTTCCTTTGAGTGCCGGATCACGATGTTGCCGCCCACGCGGACGTCGGGATCGGCCGAACGCGTCCACTTCAGGATCGCAAGGCCACCTGCCGTTTGCAGGGTCACATTCTCGAGTTGGGCCGGAGGGGCGGTGAGCCCGAGGATTTCGGCTTGTGTTTCCTGCCAGGGCGAGGAGACGCCCAGAACCGAGATCGCTTTCACCCGGAAAGCCCAAGCCCCCGGTGCGATGTCGCGAATTTCAAGCGCAGTTCCGTCGGTGCGGCCATAGTCGATCCAGTCGGCCCCGCCAGAAAGTTTGCCCTGCAGCTGATAGGCCGCGACAAACCCAGACGGTGCTGCCTCCCAAGCAATGCGTGCCAGAACCTTCAGCCCGCCGCCGTCTCGAGTGACATAGAGGTCCTCGGTGACCTGCGGCGCGCCGGGGGCCGGGATGTCATACGCATTGGGCAGCGCCGTGCGCGGGGCGGCGGCGTAGATCTGCTGCTCGGATGCCGACCAGTCATAGACCAAGGGCGAGGTCTCGCGCAGGACCAGCTCTGGGAGGAGCAGCGCGCCATCGCCCGATGCCGTCAAATCGAGGCTCACCCCATGCACCTCGAAGGGTTTGGCGGCAAAGCCCCAGCGGGCATAGGAGAGCGTCACCACATCGCCCACTGTGGCTGCCCAGGCTGAGAGCTTGCCCGAGAGCCGCACCGTCATCTGCCGACGCGCGCGTTCGAGCTCAATCTTGGCCAGCCGCTGCGCCATAGACGCCGAGATCGTGAACGGCAGCGAGATGTCGCGCCATTTCCGTTCGCCCCCATCCTCGGCGAGGTAGACATCCGAGGCATAGGCCGGGAAGTCGTCAGGCTGCCAGTCGTTTTCGGGACTGACGAACTGCCCGCGCACGCCGTTGAAGTTCGACGACATCGTCACACGCGTCGCAAGGGTGAGCCCGCCCTCGCGGACATGGTCGGAGGTGAGCGCCACATCAGGCGCGCGCCACGCGCCCGCGTGGATACGCCAGGATCCACCCGAGAAAGCGCAGCGACCGGCGAAGGACGACAGCATCCCCTCGATGATGGTCTTCGGGACCTCGGAGAGGGTGATCACGCCGTTGCAGGCATAGCGCGGCTCAGACCCGCCACCGGCCAGCGGGACGGTCTCATCGCAGATGTTCGCGGCCTCGACCAAGGACATCTCGTCAATCCCGTCGGGCTGGCCGATGCGCGCGCCAATGCCCCAAGTCGGATTGGCCATGTAATCTGCTAGGCAGAGGGCGGGGTTTTCTGAGTAACCTGCCGTTTGTGTTCGAGGGTCCCAGATGTCGTCCTTACCCTCGAGATCGACCGTGATGTTCGGGATCCCGCCCGGGAAGGCGTCCTGGTCATAGGTGAGGCGCAACCGGATCGCGGCACAGCCGCGCAGCCGGTGGTTCTCGGTCCATTTGTCCGGCAACGCTGCCTTGAGGCCCGCGAATGCGGTCTGATTGGCGGCGCCCAGTTTCTTCTCGACGACAACCTTTCCGGCCCAGCGGCCCAGCGCGGTCCCGGCGGCATTTATCGCCACTTCGCCTTCGAAATAGATGGCCCCAATCGATTTGACCCGATGCGTGGCTAGCACGATGACCAGATCGAGGAACTTGTTGTCCGACCCCGAGGAGTGCAGGAAGACGATCACCCCACCTTTGCGGGTGCGGCCGTAGACGAGGTCGCGCGGCACCACCGGCTCGCGGATCGTGACCGTCCGCGGCTGCATCGTTGTCTGCGGTTTCGGCATCAATGCCTGCGCCGCGTAGGATAGAAGCAGCGTGCCGCCGATCCGCAGAAGGGCTGCGCCAATCCCGCCTGCAGCCAAAACGCCGCTGATCGCCCCCGCGATCGCGGTGACGGCTGTCACGATGAAGGGCATGAAACGGGTCCGGGTTCAGATGGGCCAGGCAAGCCGGCAGGAGGTCAGCGGTACGGTCACGAGGCCTTCAGGGGCCATGCCAACCGCTTGGGCCCCGGTACAGACGCCAAAGCCGAGGCCGGTATCGGCCAAAACGATATCGCCGCGCCCAGCCAAAAGAACGGCCGAGCGTGGCTCACCCAAAAGAGCTCGACCCATCTCCTCGAGCGAGGCCCAGCCCAAGCGGCGCATTACCCGCTCGCCGCCGAGCGCTGTGGTGTAGCGCCCGCGCCAGAGGGACGCGACATCCTCACCGCCGGTCAGGATCATGCGCGTCTCGAAGGCAAAGGTCGGGCAGTCATGGACGCCCCAGACGAAGGGCTTTGCCCGCGCCGTATCGATGGCTGCGGCCAGAAGGCGTTCCCAGTGCTCAACGGGGGCCATGGTCATCCTCGTCCCCAGGTGATCTCGCGATCTTGGATCGCGGTGACGTATTCGAAGCCAAGGTCGCCCGGGAACAAGACCTGCTGGCTTTCATGGGTGTAGCGCCAGGTCCGCGCCACGGTCAGGTCGATGAGCCGGCTTTCATAGCTGATGGTGATCGTGCAGGTGTCGGCGTCATCCTTGATTTCCGGAACATCAAGCCGACCCGAGAAGGCCTGGACCGGATCAGCAATGATGCTTCCGTCTTCAC